ATAAGCACTGTTACAATATCAAGTGTAGCATATCGAGTAATCGTATTTTCAACATCAAGAGCAACTGCAGTTGCAGAAAATGTTCTTGTAAATGTTAGAAAAGAGTTTAGTCTTGTTAGATTAACTGGTCATGACTTCTTACAAGTTGGTACTGGTGGCACTGATACTACAAACTGGCCAAATAATCCAACCCAAGATCCAAATCAAACATATCAAGTAATGACAAACGAGACCGATCCTGGTCGTGTTTATTATACAGCAACAGATGATTTAGGTAATTTTTATGTTGGAGATCAATTTAAGGTAGACCAAGCAACTGGTAATGTTACATTGGATGCATCCGCATTTAATCTATCTGGTCTTGAGTCGTTAAGATTAGGATCTGTTGGTGGTTTGATTGGTGCTTCAATTAATGAATTTTCAACAGACACAACTCTTGGACAAAATAGTAATAATAAAGTCCCAACTCAAGCTGCTGTAAAAGGTTATGTAGATACAGTTAATTATATCACACCAACTGGTGGAACTTTAGGTGTTGTGGGGATATTAACTGCAAACAGTGCAGTCTTCGCAGGTAATATATCAGTCGGTGGAGTTCCACCAGGTGCTGCTATTGTAAACACAATGATTTCTCCTGCTGCAATTGGAGGTACTGTAATAACAGTAGAACTTCCTTCTCTTGCACTTGATCAAGCATCAACATTTGCTGTTAGACAAGAACTACTTTATATTCGTCCACCAAGCACAGGAACTGCTGATGTTAAAACACCAGATTCTAATATAAAGGTACGTCTTGAACTAGATAGAAGTATTCAATCTCAACCAAGTCTCTCAACTCAAGTTTGGAGAGTATTCCAATATCAGTATGGATTCACAGATTATCGTTTCTGGAGCACTGTTCCTAGTGGTTTCCCTAACTTAACTTTAAGACCATCTTTCCAGATGTGGGAGAATGCTAAATTTATGGATACAGGAAACATACTACATAATGGTGTATCTGTTTCCGCATATACAATTGAGGAGTTTGCACGTTGGGGATTTGACCTTGAGGACTTCTCTACTTATCCTGGATCAGGTATATCTGATGCTGGATATGCATTTAATGTTGGATATCCAAGTATAAATTATTACTTAGGAAGGATAAACCAAAATCTAAACAGTAGTGATACTATTGTTTATGTAGAAAATACTACTGATTTTCCTGCATCAGGAACTTTACAGTTAGGAAAAGAACAGATCACCTATACTGGTAAACAGAGTGATCGTTTTACAGGATGTGTGAGAGGGGTTAATGGTACTACCGCACAATCGCATGATACTAGCGAACCTTTCTTCAGAAGTGCGTAATAAATACGTATAAATAAACCAGATTCAGTCTTATAAAATCACGAGCTTAGACAATGGCAGCTATTATTTCAGAAAAGTTTAGAATCTTCAATGCGAAGCAATTCTTAGAGTCGCTTAGTGAAGCGTCAGCAACCAACATGTATTTCTTCGTTGGCCGTCCTCAAAAATGGTACGCTTACCTAGAAATTTACAACGTAAGTGGAACCTTCCAAGTTGGAGAAACAGTAACAGGTGGAGGATTAAGCGGAACAGTTCAAGAAGTTCATCCTAACAGTCTTCTTCTTGCTGTTAATAACGCTACATCAGCACCAGCATCAGGATCCACAATGACAGGTGGTACTTCTTCTGCTACTGCTAAAGCATCAACGTACAGGTATGCAACTGAAGATGCTCCTCCTGCTCCAATAGACAATCAAATTGAAAAAGCTGCTGTATATGATGATATTATCGCTGCCAAACGTATCACATCTACATTTGCTCGTCTTGTTGCTCCTCGTTATAACTGGAGTTTGTCAACAAACCCTAAGTTTGATATGTATCGTCCTAATTACTCTCCTACACCTGGTGGAGGTGGAGCAATTGGTGTACAGACTGCATTAGGTAGTTCCGCATTATCTGGATCTAAGTATTATGTAATGAACTCTAATTATGAGGTGTTTAAGTGTTTATATAACGGACAGACACCTGCTAATCCAACAGGTATTAATGCCACATATGAACCAAAGACATCTCCTACTGCTGGTCAAGGTACATATGCAAATGGTTTATTTACTGAGAGTGCTACTGGATATATTTGGAAGTATATGTACACTCTAAGCACTGCTGATGTTATTGCATTCTTATCAAGTGATTTTCTTCCAATGGGAACATATGCAGGTCCTGCTGCTGTTGATGGTGCAGTTCATATTGCTGTAATAAAGACGGTGGTGCTAACCTTCCTGCAAATGATGAACTTTATATAAAAGTTGATGGTGACGGAACTGGTGGAATCGTTAAAATTACTACAGGTGGTTCTGGAGCAATTTCTGGTGTAACAATGCAAGCAGCTGGTTCTGGATACACATATGGTAATGTACGTATAGTTAATGGTAATGTATACTCAGATGCTGGTGTTACAACTAATCTTCCCATTGATGCAAATGCTACTGGTGCTATTGAAGTAATCATGTCACCTGAAGGTGGTCATGGTGCAGATCTTGCTGCTGAGTTCTTTGCTAAGAGAGTTATGACGAATATTCGTCTAACTTATGCAGAAGGATCTGGAGACTTCCCAGTTGATAATGACTTCCGTAGAATCGGAATTATTCAAGATCCATTTAATTATGGCACTACAACTGTCGCTTCTGCAAGTACTCTTCGTGGTACTTCTGCACTTAAATTAACAGGTAGTGGTGATTATACCATTGATGAAGAAATTACACAAACTGTTAGTGGTGGTACTGCTAAAGGTAGAGTTGTTTCTTGGGATTCAACCAATGGTATTTTAAAATACTTCCAATCCCCTGATCTTCATACACACAATGGTAAAGTTCTAGCATTTGATCATGCTACAAATAACGTGACTGGTGCTACATCATCTACTGCACGTCCGATTGATGCAAACCAAGATACAGCACTCGCTGACATCTCTTTCACAGACGGAAAAGCAAACCCTGAGATCGCACCTAACTCTGGAGATATAGTATACATAGAGAACAGAAGACAAATTACTAGAGCTGCTGACCAAATAGAGGACATCAAGCTCGTAATTGAATTCTAAATTACTAAAAAAGAGAAAAGTGAGATGCCTCAGAAGACGAACCTTAATGTAGCTCCATACTACGACGATTTTGCACAGGATAAGAACTTCTACAAGGTACTCTTTCGCCCTGGTTACTCAATCCAAGCGAGAGAGTTAACCCAGTTACAGTCTAACCTCCAAAATCAAATTGAAAGTTTTGGAAAGTATGCCTTTAAACAAGGTGAACTTGTTATACCTGGTGAAGTTGCTCTTAATACTAAACTTAATTTTGTTAAACTATCATCTGTATCAGAAATTCCTACTAATGTAGATGGAAATATAGTTTACAAAAAATATGATATTTCATTATTAAAAGGACAACAGTTAAAAGGATTGACATCTGGTGTCATTGGTAGTGTAGTTGAAGCATCTAAAGCAACAGAAACTGCTTCTGATGTTGTATATGTTAACTATATCAATAGTGGTAATGCAGGTAATGAAGAAACATTCCGTCAAGGTGAGACTTTAGAAGTTGTAGACGGAGTTAATACACCTCTTTTAGTTGTTGGAACCGATGGAAGCGTACTTCCTACTAGTATTTCTGTTACTAATCCTGATACAGGTGAAGTCTCATCGTTAATCAGTGATGCAATGGGTTTTGCTTCTGCTGTAAAAGTAGAGGAAGGAATTTATTTTGTAAATGGATATTTTGTAAGAAACTCTTCTCAATTGTTAGTAATTGACAAATATTATGATCAACCATCTGCAAAGGTTGGTTTCAAAATTACAGAAAGTATAGTCTCATCTGAGACAGATGAGTCTCTTTATGATAATGCTATTGGATCAACTAATTATAGTGCACCAGGTGCAGATAGATTAAAAATTGATCTAACATTATCACAGTATGGATATACTGCAACTACAGATAAGAATTTTATACAACTATTAACCATTAAGTCTGGTGCTGTACAGAGTCAAGTAATACCAACAGACTATAATCTTATTGAGAATACTCTTGCAAGAAGAACATACGATGAATCTGGAGATTATGTTGTAGATGATTTTTCTATTGACATCAGAGAGTATTTACAAACAGATGGTAATTTAGGTGTGTATTCTGCTGATTCGGTGACTGGATTAGTAAATGGATTTACAACTACAGTAGCAGCAGAAAAATTACTTGCAAGTATAGGTCCTGGTAAGGCATATGTCAAAGGATATGAGATTGTTAATAAAGAAACAAAAAATCTTGTTGTTAACAAAGCAAGAGAAACTCTTAATAGATCTGATATTCGTTTAAAATCTGGTGGATTACCTACCTACAAAGTTAATAACACTTTTGGAACAGTACCACTCAACGCAGAAGGATCTGATTTAACCTCTTATCCTAATATATTTTTATGTGCTAATTTTAATGATGGTTCTATTGGACTTAATAATACTGAAGCAGTAACTGATGCAAAACAAACTACAGATCGTCGTGGTAACTTCTTTGATATTGATACAGGTATCAAAACAATTTATTTAAAACTTGATAGTGGTGTAAACATTGATAATATTGGTGGTACAGCTACAACCGATAATGATTCACGACTAACAGCGATATCAAGTCTTTGGTTTGTTGTTAATAGAACTAATGCTGGTGCACCATCAGTGGTTGCTAATGTATCTGGAATTGCATTATCCATTGTAAGTAGAATAGAAGTTGATTCTAATGCATCTAATACATTCCTTGAGGTTACTGTTAGTGGTAAAAAAAGTTACTTAGATGAATTTTTAA